CATTGGTCCCACCTATGAAAGTGTCAACGAGCAAGATACCATTGACAGATTTGGACCACCACAAGGTTCGATCAATCCTGTTGAACAACCAGCAGCTGAAAAACCAGCATCAACACCGTCATTGAATGGGCAAATGGTTGTACAAATATTGGCCAATGCCTGGGATGATAAAAAGCCCTATGTGGATATTCCATATCCTAGTGGCAATGTGACCATGAGTCGTGCCAAGATTTATGATGTGTTGGTCACACTCAAAAACATGAGTGACGCCAAACTCAACAAGATTGTTGGCAGCATTTTCAGTGATCGTGCTTCTTTTTTATTATGGTCCAGCCAACTCAAACGCTTGAAACCGCCTGTGGAAAAAAAACCATCTGCACCTCCGGGTCAAATGAAACTGTTCCAAGAAACTGACAGTCAAAAAAAAAATCCTAAAGCCCAAGACGACGAAGTAGACACTCCGCAAAATCTTGCGGTACAACGCTATCTTACCCGTGTGCGTAGGAAACATCCTGCAGCCACCAGCGATGTTGAAGCCATGGCCAAAGATGAAATGGAAAAACAAGCTAATACTGATCAAACCATCAAAGATCTCAAAAGTGTTAATGCTCGCCAAGATGCGGCCTTGAAAAAAGCCATGACTTTAGATCGTCAGCAGGGTGATGAGATTGATGACATTGAAAAACAAATTGATCAGTTGGGACAAAAATTGCAGTTGATCAAAACTGCCAAACCCACAGAACCTGGAGTTTCAAGATCCACCACTACATCACAGCCACAAATTTCTGCAACAGTTGATCTGCCTAAAACATCAAAATCTCAATCCACAGATACACCTGCAACCACCAAGGCTGACCCAAGTGTGGCACAAGTATCAAGCCCAGCACAAGATCAACAACTGTACAACAAGGTACAGGATTTGGAAAAAAGACTACAACAAAAAATCAGTAGCGGAGCATCGTCTGAGGAAATCAACAAACTCAAGAAACAGGTATCAGACATGCAGTCTGCCATGAACGCAAGAAAGTCTAGCCAAAGAAAAACAGACACCATTGATATTTTGTCCAAGATAGATACGCCAGCCACCGCAGGTAGGACTTCTAAAAAATCGTCAGACAAGTCAGACAATTTGGAATTGGCCAAATCGGTCTTGTCAAGATTTTCACAACCCGAGCCTGTGAAAGAACACGGTGGCGGAATTGGTCCTCGTCAACACTGGCAAGATCTCATGCAGGAAACAGTCACAGATGTCCGTGCAGGCATGGCAGAAATATATCGCCGCTTGGCTCCCAAGATCGAACGCCATCGCGACAGTTTCCTGGCTGGACAACTGTATGATGAGTTGGAAAATTATGCTGAACTGCATGGTGCCGAAGGCGAGTTCAAACGCATGATGAACGGTGCAAGAAATCGTGCGCACATGGAATACGATACCAACCCGGGTGGATTCCAAAACTGGTTCTGGTTCCTGCCGTTTGAAGACGAGCAGTTGGAAGAAATCGATCGCAGAGGATTTCTCAAAGGTTTAGGAGCCACAGCAGGCTTAGCCGCTATGGGTGGTGCCAAAGCGGCCACAGGTGCAGATGACCCCAGCTGGAGCAAAGTTGGACAACCTTTCGACAGTAGTATCACTACCAGTCAACAGGTCAAACAAGTTTCAGGACAACAGCCAACCGTGTCATCTCGTATAGCTGATGTGAAAGGGCCCAATGCCAAAGGAGAATATTTGGTCACGGTCATACACGATGATGACATTGTATCAAACTATGTGACTAAGACTCCGCCAAAATCCTGGATGAGAGGTACACATAAAGCCTATCCACAAGTTGAAGGCATGGCAGAAGGCACCGACGACGTCAAAAAGCGAATGTCCAAGTTGGAAGCACTGGCCCTGGCCGCTAATCGTGCCGGTGATGATGCAAAATGCAAAATGTATCAGCAAAAGATCCAATCACTCAAACAAAAACTGTCTCAAAGCATGGCAGAAGGATCGCAAAACTTCAACAAAGTAGAGCCGTATTATGTTTGTTTGGCCGGTAAGCCCGTCAAGAAATTCGACTACTATCAAGATGCTCGCAGATTCCACGACAACTGGAAACAGAAGTTATACCGCGAAGGCAACAAGGCCAAGGCAGACAAGGTTACCTTGATGCCTGTCATAGACGAAGGTATCAAAAAAAGTGCTGCTGCAACAGCACTAGCGACCTGCATGGCGGCTGGTGGTACACTCAGTGGATGTGCCACAAATCCTTCAGTGGGCGGCGCCATTGGCACAGTGCGTGATGTAGGCACAGCGGCCAAGACAGCGTCGACCATGACCCGTGCTGGTGTGCAAGACGAACTCAGCCAGGAACTACGCAACTTTATACGAGCACAGGGCGGTGATCCAGGCAGCCAGAATCTCAGCTTGTTGTACAAGCTACAAAAACGCCTGCAAGGGCAGAAAGATTCTCAACCCATCAATGAAGTCAAAGATACCGAAGCAGTGGAACAGGCCATACTCAAACGCATCATGGTCGCGCACCGAGGCATGTTGGTCGAGTATGGTCCAGAAAAAATCATGACAGCAGCGTCAGATGTGGCCTACAACGTGGGTGACATAGGGAATATGGGCGACAGTGACGTCAGTGGATGGGTCAAACAAGTCCAACAGATCTTGGGTGCCGTCGCATGAGATTCCAAGAAATACAAGAACGTTGCTGGACAGGTTATCGGCAAGCTGGCATGAAGAAAAAGGGCGACCGACAGGTGCCCAACTGTGTGCCCGTGGAAGAGGTCAAGATAGGTCCTGAGATCACTGGCCGGGATCTCCTGTTCAAGGCGGCTGCCATGGCCATGCGAGACGCCAGTCACGAAGGCATCAGCTTGGACTATGAACAGGCTATCAAGCAGGCCAGTAAAATATATGGCATACCTTACCAACCCAGTGAGCTACCGCGCTTGTTAGCCCAGCGTGCAGAAATAGATCGCCAGTTGGCCCTGCTGAAACAAGGCAAACAAGTGGCCAAGGCTCGCAGACAAGAAAAGCGGGCACCCACTCCTGCTGGTGCTGAAGAGTATTGGAAGATACATGCCTTGCCCACAGATCGCATAAAACCTGCGACTAACACCCTAGAAGCAGTAGATCCTTTCTTGGACAACAGTGCCAGAGAGTTATTGGGTCTTGTTATCATAGCTGGTGGTGCATTTGCAGCGAGCACCTATTACACCATAGTCAACAAGCTAAAAAAATATCAAGGACGACAAATCATAGATGCTTTGGAACGCAAAGGTGTCCGGTTTAATCGTGCTACCTATGAACAAGTCAAACCCTTGCTGGATCAATTCAAGCAAGCATTAAGAGACAATGAAGGTGAACAAGCACGAGCCTTAGCAAAACGCATTGAACAGCTGATCATCATGGGCAAATTGAGTGCTCCAGAACCTCAAGCCCCAGCAGACACAGCCTTGGCGGCCAAGGAAAAAGAACTAGAAGAAGATTTGAAAAAATGGTTTAAAGAAAAATGGGTGCGTTTTGGTCCCGACGGCAAGATCCGTGGCGACTGTGCCAGAGGCTCAAGCAAAGAAGGCAAGCCAAAATGTTTACCACAAAGCAAAGCACACGCACTAGGCAAGAAAGGTCGTGCGTCAGCTGCGGCTAAAAAGCGCAGAGAAGATCCCAATCCCGAACGCAGAGGCCCTGCCAGGAATGTGGCCACAAAAGTAAAAGAAACTTTACAAAATAAAAGTTCCGATGAAATACGTAGAATACAACAAATGCTGAATGTAAAATTTGATGCCAACTTAGATGTAGACGGTGTGCTGGGTCCACTAACTATTAAAAGCATCAAGAAATTTTTACCCAAGACACAGGCTAAGTCTGCGCCTGATCCAACTAGAAACACTGCTGTACAAGGCAAGGAATCAAAACTGGACGAAAAACAAGACGCTTGTTACAGCAAAGTAAAAAGTCGTTACAAGGTCTGGCCCAGTGCTTATGCAAGTGGCGCCCTTGTTCAGTGTCGTAAAAAAGGTGCCGCCAACTGGGGCAACAAGAAAAAATGAGAAACCTATTAAATCTAATCGAAGCCATAGAGTCAGGATGCCCTCCGGCCACGCAGAGCATTGATCTCAATCTAAAAAATCGCCAAAAGGCCATAGACGAATATCACTATGGTCCACTAAATCCTGCGGAACCCAATGAAGAATACTGGGCAGAGCTGGCAGACAAGTGGAACACCAATGACATTGAATCAGTGAAAGCCAATCGCTGTGGCAACTGTGCGGCCTTTGATGTCACAGAAAAAATGCAGGACTGTATCGCTCGTGGTATTGGTTCGGAACCTGGCAGTGATCCACACGATACCATTGACGCTGGCGAACTTGGCTACTGCAAGTTTTTGAAATTCAAATGTGCAGCCAAACGCACCTGTGACGCCTGGGTCGAAGGGGGACCTGTGACCGATGAATAATTATCCAGTTTATCCCGAGGACAACGGCAGTGATACTCCAAGACTTCCATACGCACCAGCATAACTTAGACGAAAGCAGTGGTTATAGTCTAGCTGGCAGCATGACACGTGACCTCACTGCCAGCAAGGTCTGGTTATTGAGCAAGTTAGGACGCATACAACAAGATTTCAGCACGGTGTACATCCTGGGTTCCTGGTATGGCAATCTAGCCGTGTACATGAAGTTACAACCCGGAATCACAGCAGACAAAATCATCTTGGTAGAAAAAAACAAAGAGTTTTTGACGACCAGTCAGAAATTATTGGATCTAGCCGGCGCTAACAACGTGGAGTACATGCTGGCCGATGCCAACCAACTAGATTACAGACAGTTGGGTGACGCAGGAATTGTTGTAAATACCAGTCTCACTGACATGCCGGGACGTAGTTGGTTTTTAAACATACCCGACGGCACACTTGTGGTGCTCCAGGCCCGTGACCATGATCCCAATCGCAGTTTTTCTAGCACACAGGACATCATAGATCGTTTTCCCTTGAGAGAAGTTTTGTATCATGGCAGTATGCAACTGCGTGATCCCGAAACTGAATACACCCGATACATGGTGATCGGACGCAAATAGAATTTGGCCTTAGGACCGAATGGCCGGCTGCTGGCCAGGACAATTTGGAATCGCTACCCAAATTACCCTGAAGTGAGCAAACTCGCTTGACTTCTAGAAACAATCCTGTATAATTGTTTGACTAACAGGAGAAATCTAAATGTCAGCAAAAAACTTCAACGCAGAACAAACCAAAAAACTCAACCAAGTGATCAACGAAGGCATGCAGGTCATGCACGAGATCGAAACACTTACAGGTGGTCTCAATGACACAGTCAAGGCCATTGCTGAAGAACTGGAAATCAAACCCAACGTGCTGAAAAAAGCCATACGCCTGGCACACAAGAGCGAGTTTGGCCGCGAACAACAGGATCATGAGTTGCTGGAGCAAATCTTGACCACTGTGGGCAAGACGCTATAAATATCTCACAAGAGACGAGTCGTTGCCGTAAGCAACATGAATCATGGCAGACCAGCCATAACTGGAGAAACAATGTCGTATATTGACGCACTATTTGATCGTGAACACGATCGCATACATGTGGTTGAACGCAGGGATGGTGAACGCCGCTATCAAGAGTATCCTGCCAACTACATATTCTATTACGATGATCCCCGTGGCAAGTTCACCAGCATCTATGGCACGCCGGTCAGCCGCTTCAGCACTAGAAACAACAAAGAGTTCCGCAAAGAGATCCGCATACAGAGTGGCAAGCAGTTGTATGAGTCAGATATCAATCCCATATTCCGCTGTCTTGAAGAAAACTACAAGGGCCAAGACGGCCCCAAGCTCAATGTAGCGTTCTTTGACATCGAAGTAGATTTTGATAGTGATCGTGGATTCAGTCCACCCGAAGATCCATTCAATCCTATCACTGCTATCAGTGTGTATTTGGCCTGGGTAGATAGACTTATCACCCTGGTAGTACCGCCCAAACACATGACCTGGACCACTGCACAAGAAATCTGTGCAGAGTTTTCGGATACCTTGTTGTTTGAGCGCGAAGAAGACATGTTGAACACATTCTTGGACATCATTGAAGATGCCGATGCACTTTCGGGTTGGAACAGTGAAGGCTATGATATTCCTTACACTGTGAACCGTGTGACTCGTGTGCTTTCAAAAGACGATACACGTAGGTTCTGCTTGTGGAATCAGCATCCCAAGGGCCGAACTTTTGAACGTTTTGGCACGGAAAGTCAGACCTATGACTTGATTGGTCGTGTACACATGGACTATATGCAACTGTATAGGAAATACACCTATGAAGAGCGTCACAGCTACAGCCTAGATGCCATCCTTGAATATGAAGGGCTCGAAGGCAAGACCAAGTTCGAGGGCACCCTGGATGCCTTGTACAATCAGAACTTCAAGCGGTTCATTGAGTACAACCGCCAGGACGTCAACGGCTTGGCACAGTTGGACAAGAAACTAAAGTTCCTGGACTTGGCCAATACCTTGGCACATGAAAACACTGTGTTGCTACAGACCACCATGGGTGCTGTGGCCGTGACCGAGCAGGCCATCATCAACGAAGCTCACGAGCGTGGACTTGTGGTGCCTAATCGCAAAGAGCGTTACAGTGATGAAGACACACAGGCCGCAGGTGCCTATGTGGCCTACCCACGCAAGGGCATACACGAGTATGTGGGAAGCATAGACATCAACAGTCTATATCCGTCGGCCATCCGGGCCTTGAACATGGGACCCGAAACCATTGTGGCTCAATTGCGACCCATCATGACTGAACGCTATATCGCTGACAAGATGCGCAGTGGTTCCAGCTTTGCTGCCGCTTGGGAAGGTCTGTTTGGTAGTCTTGAATACACTGCGGTCATGGAACAAAAGCCGGGCACAGAGATCACCATAGACTGGCAGGATGGCGCAGAAAGTGTCCACAGTGCTG